ACGTATGGGTGAGGACGAGGGAACGTTTGAAATCGTCGAAAGAATTAGTAAAACTAATATAGTCCAAGTAGAAAATAAAGTTACTACTAAGAAATTAACAACAGAGACTTATAAAAATATCGTAGAGTTAGATAGACAATACAATTTTAGCAAGATCTTCATCGACGCGGGTAGTGGTTCTTTGGGAGTTGCAATATTTGATATGTGTCTAGAGAATGATACTTTAAAACGTAAAGTAGTTGCTATAAATAATGCAGATAGACCACTAGAATATGACAAAGAAAAAGGGAAAAGGACGAAAATATTGAAAGAAGATTTATACGATAATTTAAGGGCTTTGATGGAGATGGGAAGTATCAAATTGTTAGATGATGAAGATTTAATTGAAAGTTTGAAAAGTGTTCAATATGAGTATTTAATGAAGGAAGGAGAAGCCACGAGGCTTAGAATCTTTGGAAATTACACACACATAGCCGAAGGATTGATCAGAGCAGCGTGGTGTTCAAAATACAAAGATATAAATATCTGGATTAGGAGTATATAAGTATGGTAGCAGGGACAGCATTAAGGGATTTTAGATTTACAGATGATGAAACAGGCCAGTCGATAACAGTTAATTTAGAAGTTCAGAAAGGTGTAGAGTTAAAATTGTTGGAAAAAATAAACGATAACTTAACGAGGTTAAATTCTAAAAGATGACTGAGACATTATGTGATAGTGGGGCAGTTAAATTAAAAGCAGGTGCAGCAGTTAGCACAGCTTTGACAGCAGCACAATACACACAACTAATCAATCAAGCTGAATGTTTCATAAATGATCTATCGAGAAAAGATTGGGTTGCAGCTTATAGCGGATTAGCAACAGATAAAAAGAAAATTCTCGAAGATGCAGCGTCATGTCATGCAGCAGTAGGAGCTATTAACTACGACATGAGTGGATATACTAGCAGACAAGAAGCTTTAACGATGGTTAATATTCTTTGGGCTAGAATGCAAGAGGACATGAAATTATTAAATAACGATAACACGAGGGCATTTATTGGATAATGGCAGAACAATTACCAGTTAATTTCGCAATACCTTCTGAAAACACGTTAACTAGTTATTCTTATACTGATTTAGTCGAGGGAACTGGTTATATAGAATTTTTAGGCAGTGGCTGGGCAGATAGTGGAGCAGTAAAATATAGATTATCAACAACAGCATACATGCCAAGCAGTAGAGGTTATGTTTCTAGTGTAGACACAATAGATAATCAAAAAAGGGAAGTAGTAGACAGCGGAACTTATACAAAAGAAATAGATTTGGATTTTGATACAGCAATTTTTATTAAACCTAAAGTATTACAAGGAACAGCATTTTTTGAAATTCCAGTTGCTTCAAATCCTTATAATTCTTCCGAACAAGTTTCATGGTATGCTATTGTTACTTTAAGAAAAATAGCAACTGATGGGACAACTGAAACAGATATAGTTTCAGTTCAAAGCGGAGAATTTGCTGGAAAAGAGGGAACTGGATACAATAATCGGTATCTATCATTTCAAACAGTAGTCCCGAAAACAAATATAAAAATAGGGGAAAAAGTTAGGGCAACTATTGAAATATGGGGAAAAAAAGTTGCAGGATCAGCAAACCCCGCAGTTATGCTTTGTTTTGATGCAAATAATAATCTAATAAGTGCTATTGGTGCTGGGAGCAATTTTAATTTATGCACCCAAGCAGCAGGATACACACAATTAAAAATATCACTTCCGTTTAAAGTAGACATATAATGGCAGAACTTAACATATCACAAACAAGTCATACAGACCTAGGAATAACTGACTATTCGGTAGATCCACAAGCATTAGATTACTCTGAAGGCGATGAGGTTACAGTAGACTTCCCAAATGCAGCTAAATACTTTGGATATTATAAGAAATATGGCCAGTTAAAGAAAGCTATTGACACGTTATGGATTTATGTAGCTGGGAAAGGATACGAAACAGACATAGAAACTAAAGTTATTTTAGATCATTTAACAGGATTTGGTGAAGATACTTCTCATTCGTTATTTTGGAATTTAGGCGTTACTTCTATGATACAAGGCGACGCATTCGCTGAGATTATAAGAGATGATGACGGAACTTTAATAAATCTTAAAGCAATTAGTCCCGAGAGAATGCGGATCGTTTACGGAAAGAATGGTTTAATTAAACGTTATGAATTTACTGGAAGTAACAAAGAAGTTGTTAAATTCAAACCTAATGAAATATTCCATATTGTAAACGATAGAATTGGCGATGAACAAAGGGGCACGTCAGTAATTGAATGTTGTGAGTGGGTTATAAATGCTATTGAAGAAGCTAGAACAGATTACAGAAAGGTTTTACATAGAAACGTAGTCCCCTTAAGAATTATTGAAGTAGATACAGACGATACAGCTAAAAGAAATACTTTGATGACTGAATATAAAGAAGCGATTACTAAAGGAGAAGTTCTAGTAGTCCCTAAGAATACTGTTTCTATAACTAGCGATCAAATTACAATCCAAGATCCTATTAACTGGATCCAAGCCCTAGAAAACTACTTTTATTTAGCGGTAGGCATTCCAAAGGTTATAGCAAGTCCCGACGGATTAAGTGAAGGATCTTCTAAGATTAGTTACTTGATCTTTGAACCTATTTATACATTCAGACAACTTTTACTAGAAGCTGATATTTGGAACCAACTTTATTTAAGACTTAAATTTAATAGGCCAGCAAGTCTTCAAGATAATATACAATCTAACGAAGCTAAAAATACAAGTCAGACAGGTTTTCAACCTAAAGACATGGCTGTTACTGGGGGAAGGGAATAATGGCAACAACTTACAAAGTAAAAAAAGGAAATAAGGTTATAGAAAGAAATAGAGAAACTGGAGATGTTGTATCTCAAGTAGATGTAGCCCCTAAAGTAGATCCACAAGCCCCACCAAAAAATAGAATATTCTCTAGGCCAGCTGGAACTGATCCTAGTAGAAATATAGATATAACTGATTTACCAAAAGAAGAAAGACAAAAAATACAAAAACTCAATGCTTACGAAGGACAAGAAAGATTAAGACAAGAGGATCTACAATTAAGAAGACAAGCTAAAGAGACGATTGTTCAAGAAAAATTAGCAGAGATGGACGCACAACAAGAACCACAACCAAGTGAAACAGAAGTCCAACCAACACAAATAGAACAACAAGCCCCACAAGAAAGAACGAGGGGGGAAATTATAAAAGAAGGATTTTCTAGCCCGCAAGCATTTAAAGAAGAATTAGCCCAATCAACAACAGCAGTAGGACAAGGAACTTTGGCTTTTGTTTCTTTGGCAGCAGATGTTATAAGAACAGCAATAACTGGAAAGAAACCTTTAGGAGTGCAACAAGCAGAAAATACATTTAACGAAGCTACTGGAGTTATTTCTAAGAATATCGAAGCAGTTAAATTAAATCCTTTGTTATATTATGAAGCTAAAAGGGATTTTGATAGAGCAGAAGCCGCTATTATAAGATTAGAAAGCAATAACAAAAAAGAAGGCCAACTAAGTTTAAGATATTGGAGAGATAACGGGGCAGAACTAGAAGCTACAATAGCAAATGAAAAAGCTATTTTAGCAGATTTAAGACGAGATCTAGAGACAGCTAAAGTTATTGGGGTTACGTCCCAACTAGGATAAAATGGAAGAAGAATTTTTAACTTTAATAGCTCAATATGGTTTTCCGATCGTTATGTGTCTTTGGTTTATGTTTAGAACAGAAGCAATAATTAAAGCAAATACGACAGCTATTGACAAATTAGCAGACATTATTCTTTTAAAATACGATAATAAGCGAAAGGTTTAAATACTTACTTACTTATCAATTCTTATGGCAGATGAAAATTTACCACAACCTACTGAAGAACCGCCTAAAGCTCTTAATATGATTGAGAGTGCTAGTGCAGCAGCGGATAGATTGACTAGGGAAAATGAGAGGTTAGAAAAGAACCTAAAACAGTTGCAAGAACTCGAAGCAATCAAGAAGTTAGGCGGCAGAACAGAGGGCAAACCACAAGAAGTTAAAGTAGCAGAAGAAACCCCACAAGATTACGCTAAACGTGTCTTACAAGGCAATTTTAAAAAATAATGGAACTCTATTGTGCAGTTGGCGGACAGACTGATAGTCTTAAAAGATGGGAAG